AATATATTTCCTTTTATTTCGGTTTATTTCCTTATTTATAATGGTTCTAAACAATTTACTTTGTCCTTAATATATATGCACCCTAAAAACTGCATCCTTTAACCATTGCAGAAAATCCGTTTATTTCGGCAAATTTCCTTATCTGGAATGGTTCTAATAAGGGAAAAAAAACACAAAAAAATACCCTATTGAATTCACAAAGGGGTATTGAATTTAAAGGGGTATTGAATTGCGTCCCCTATTGAATTGAAATCCTACTTTTACTGCAATTCCTACAGGACTGATTTGAACCTGAGTTGTATGCTCCACATGATATGCAGTTCCACATCTTATCTACTATATCACCCATACTATTTAAACTTATCAATTAGATCATCTACGAAGAATACTTCTTGAATATTGTTTTCTTGATTCATTTTAAGTTTTATTGATTTGTCTATAAGCATCTTCTGGATATAGCTAATCTCTCCACTATTTAGTCTTTGCCAGTAGAAACTACCTTTAGAATCTGCCTCTACATCTCCATCATCGTCTCTATATAGATTGTCGTAGACTAATTCTCTAAGCTCTTCTATCTTTTGTATTAGTTCTTTCATTGTTCTAGTGTGTTGTATGTTTTATGATATTTATTTCGGTAAGACTTATCTCTTACACTGTATGGCATTCCTGTTATAGGATTGTATGAATGATTCCAGAAATCGTTAGGCATCGGCTCATACTGAATTTCTACACTCTCTCTAGTCTTCTTCTTCATATTACAATTCATTAAAGTCATACTTATTTCCTTCTATCCGTATCCAGTTTAAACGGTCTGTCTTGATCGTTCTATAACCATTGGCATTCATATCCCATACGATGAGATTGTGTGCCTTACGAGGGTCGTAGCTAAGCCCTTTGCCTTTTAGATCTTTCTGCACACCTACTCGGCATACCATTGTTCTTTCTTCTCCATTAGCCTTATTGAAGTTGGCTGAGAATAATTTGCCTGACTTAGTCAGTTCTGCGATTGTGTTGTAGAGTAATTCTTTCATATTGTTTGTTTTAATTATACACCAAATATATAAACCTTTTTTTTACTGTGCAACATTATTAACAAAATAATTAACAATACCCCATAAAAAAAGCCCTCAGAATCTAAACTGAAGGCTTTAATGAATATTAATTAACTTAAACTATAAAATGAAAGTATAAATGTAATAAACTTTTTTGTATTATCCTAACGAATAACATACATTCCTTTAGGATTTGTTCTAACTAACAGATACTCAATAGCATACCTCATTGAATCCACACCATGATTATAGGTATCTCTAGGTTTTACACCCTTTAAATCCCACACATAGTTATTAAATTCTTTGACTAGATTTTCTCCTTCTAAGTTTATATTGTAGTCCTGCATTAAGGATATACCTGCAATAATACTACCCTTCTTCTTTACGCATGGTGTTATATTCAAACCTCTAGTATTTAGCTCTGCTAGTAATCTAGGCTCACTATTATCCATTACAATAAGCTCCTTTCCTGCATGACGTAGGCAAAGATCATATATATTAGAAGTGACTAATCCTTTCTTGTAGAAATGCTCCTTAACCCATATAATTTTCCGTTGTTTATCTACTGCTACTTCAGTAAGCACAGTTTCGTCCCTGCTAAATCCTACATCTAGCCCCCAACATCTAAGTGGCATCTCCTTATTAAATTTACCAATCTGCCAATCAGTAAATACTACACCTTCTGCTTTCTGTAGCCAACCTCCCATTATCTGGTGCTTATACTTGTCAGGTCTACGAACCTTCATTTCTTCTATCTGACTAACGAATGACTGCGATAGATTCTCAATATTATCTAGGTAAGTTGTATGGATGTAAGTTACGTCTCCTACAGTGCCATTGAATCCATCTGGAATACCTCTATTTTGGAAGAACCTTTGGTATATCCAATGTTCCTTTGTAGTTGGATTCAGCACCAACAAGCATCTATTGTCTGCCTCTTTAGATCGTATAGAGAAATCTATCTTATCAAAGTTCTCCTCATCTAACAGCTCCTCTGCCTCATCAAGTACAAACGTATTGACCCCACTAATAGACTTTAGCTTTGCAGTCTGGTCTCCTGATGCAGTCTTTATACCACTAAAGTATATAGAGCTGTCTGTAGACCTATTCTTTATATCAACCTTAGTTATCTCGAAATTACTTTCAACACCCATCAAACCTAGTTTCTCTAAGAATTCTGGTATGATAGACATACCTGCTGAACTCATTGTGTATCGTGTGAATAGGGTTCTATTGTTTTCGGCATAAGTCAATAGTGCCAAGAATATTGTTACTGCAAAGGATTTACCAGAACCCCTTCCTCCTGTAATAACAAAGTACCTACTCTTTGAATTGAATAGTGGTTGATACTTATCATGTAATTCTATCTTATTCATTGAAGTTAAAGTTATTAAATTCGCAAGCGTACTTTGACCCCTCTACTGAATTTAGCCTTACTGACTGCATATTTCCAGTATTTCTTATAATAAAGAACCCACCAAAGTATTCACTATAGATAGCAAAGTAGTCTACTGAATCTATTGTGTATTCTTTTCTATTTCCATTCATTAAAGCTACTGAGACTGAGGGCTGATCTGTAGGTTCTTTAGCACTGTACTTAACCTGCACCTTAATCATCTTACCTCCAACATCTACAATCACATCATATATCGATGAATCTAATATGGGGAATGAAGGAAAGTAACCATTCTTTAAACACTCACAGGCAAACATATACTCAGCATACGCACCTTTACTATTGCTATCCATCATAAGGGACTCTTGATAATTCAAGATGCTTTATATAGTCGTAATGAACCTTAACTAAAACATCCAATCTACCTTCCCTAGTATATAATTTATAGAATTCTCCTTTACTCTTGGCAATCTTATGTATTCCACGAACAGCCTCTAACAAGTCTTCTCTATAGAAAAAACAAAATGCACCTAGTTCCTTTATATCAAAAACCACATAATCAGCTTCACCATTCAACCATCCTCTGTTACCCCTCACGTTTATAAGTTCTAACCAGATACAGTTTAAATGCCTATTGCCTTTAACATCTACACCATGACCATCAACATAAAAATCTATATGCTTATGGATATCATCATGCTTACTACTTTTAATGCAGGTAGCACCTCGCTCAATCATCAAATCACTAAAGATCTGTTCAGCTCTTCTTCCTTCTTTGAACGAGTATTTCCACCTGCTATTACTTACCATCTACTTCTTCTGGCTGTATTACCTCTACGTCTTTAGCTTCTAACTTCTCAATCTTGTGGAGTGCCACTACAACTACTTGCTGTAGTTTCTGTATATCACTCTTCATTTTTAGGAGGGTCGATTCTTTCATTATCTGGTGTTATATCTATTATTTTTTCTTTAGGTCTAGCAAACTCAATCACTGGTATATTTACTTTTGTATCTATGCTTATTTGCTGCATCTCTTTAGGCTTCCCATACCTGTAGTTCATAATATAGTCCCAGTGCTTTGAAGAGCCATCTTTAGCCATCTTAGCAACTTCTACCCACATCTTATCTTCACTGCCAAAAACCTTTTTTAGTGCCGCTAAAGTTAGTTTATCTGTGTCTTTGTCGTTTATCTTTTTAGGTCTACCTTGACCCCTAGACACTCCCTTGACAGCTCCATTATTCTTACGACCGTCTGGTTTCTTCTCTTTTTCCATTATTATTCAATTAACAACATCATTACTAGCATCATACATCCAAATACATAAAACATACTAAATCTTTTTCCTTTTTAGATCCATTAGCATCATACTATAGATAGCCTCTAAACGCTGCAATAAATTTTCAGCTTTATTATCTGGCACGCTATCTATTATTTCATGCATTCTATCATAAGCACCACCTTCAACCCTCATAGGTTTATTAACCTTATCTAAAGAGTCTTGTAGCTTACGATTTAATGTTTCATTTATTTTCACCACCTCAGCCTCTAATCTTTTACTTTCATTTGAATCATACAAAGCAGATAAATAACACGATAGAACCTCTAGATATTTTTTTCTAAATTCTAGATCAACAATCATCCATTGCTTAGTTTTGTTATGTCCATGAAGGACAGAAGCGTGATTCATCAATACAGATCTACCTATAGATTCATAGGTCATCTTCTCTCTATCTCTTAGTATGTGGAAATATATAAACCGAGCCTCTATTAAAGAAGCCTCCCTTCCAACTTTACTTACATCTCTTTTTAGTACAGTTTGTACTACACTCTTAAGTAGCTTAACCTTAATTGATAAAGCTATTTCAAATTCAATTTTCCTCATCTTCTATTATTTGTTTCTTCTCTTTTTTAAATTCAACATAAGCCTCTACTACACCTGCACAACACTCATAATGTTCTATATCTTTATAATAATCTAAGACATACCTTAAATCCTCCTCTGAAACTATTCCTAATCTTAGAGATAAAAGTGTATCTGTATAACATTCAGACTTATTGTAGTATAGCATATCTATAGCATTCCTTCTATAAAGTACTCCCCTACATCTTGTTCTTTATTTAAGAAGTATTTCTTGTAGGTTGCTATAGCCTTTTCAACCTTAGCTTTACCTCTTTCATAAAAGTCTTGACTGGCATTGAATATACCTACAGTATAAGTTTCCTTATCTATAGCAATAAACCAAAAGTCTTCTGGTTTTATGTCAAATAACTGACAGTAAATATAACACTGACCATCATAATTCCATTTATCAGCAGAATACTTAAACCCAGTAATACCAGTAGTTGTCTTAATATCAGCAACATATCCATTTCCTAGTATGTCAGCTTTTCCTCTGAATGGTATTCCATTTATATCTCCAATGCCAGATACCTCTTGTCTAGTGTCCTTGAGTAGTTCTACTGCTCTAGAATTATTATAGAAAGCATCTGCCAGACGCTCAACTTTCCATCTGTCTGCTTTAGTAAACGCCCTCCCAAACTCCTGCTTAGCATCCTTAAATGTCTTAGTGTTTTTACTGGCAACATCTACAAATATCTGATTCTCGTAGACGTCTGGTTCTAGTATTGCAGTATGAAATAACCAACCGAAGTCTAATGCAGACGTACTCTTGGTACTAGGAAGTAAAGACATCTCATACGCTCTAGGAGACTCTAGGAGTTTTGTTACTATACTACTCGACAGTGCATTCTTGCCAAGATAGTTGTAGTAAAATTCATCATTCTCCATCTCTTTTAGGATATCCTCTTGAGACCATACTTTATTATCGAATGTTATTATCATCGCCAAAGATTGTTTTTAGTTAAGTATTCTGGATTCATTAACGGAAGTATATCTCCATTCATTCTGTGCCACCCTAAATACTTATCCTTGTCGGAGTCGTACTTTTCTTTCAAGGTGTTATCGGTATTATCGTTTATCATTGTCTTTGTTTCTATCAGGGTATCTATAATAAAATTCTTGCTCCATCCAATGAAGCTCTGCTCTTGCCTCTTCTCCTAGTGCTTGATCTTCAAGCCACTTACTATAAAGTTTCTTTGATGCTCCCATTACGATAATTCTTTAATGAAGTAACGAATAGATCGTTCTAAAAATCTCAATAAGTAGTGAAATGGCGTCTCTACTAAATAGTAAACACCCAACATAACTCCCTCAAATAAAAAGAATAAAATCAGTAGTACTGATATAACCAACAGTCTAGGAAGGTTGGTTATTAATTTTAATATATTTCTCATAATTACTTTGTTTGAAACAAATGTAACTATAAAAATGTTATTAACAAAGCTATTGACTTATTTTTTAGGGCTAAAATTATCAGACCATAGTGTTTGGCACACCGTAAAACGTTCGTCTCGATCTTTATAATCATCCATCATCGCAGCGTTATTCATACATCTACGGTTAAAATCTTTCTTTTCCTCGTACTTCTTTGGTTGTAATTTGATTGCCATAATTTATTTCTTTATTAAGTGTTTTATCTTCTGTAGATACAATGTAGCATCCATAAGCTCCTCCTGTAGATGCTGAACAAACTCTAATGTGTTTTGAGTGCTATGCTCTAAGGTTGTTCCATACTTAGCTATTCCTACCTGACTACGCTCCTCATACATCTGTTTCACCTCCTGAACAATAACATCCTTCTCTATACTAACATACTTAGAGTCTTCTGTTGTTGTAGTAGTCCATCTATAATCACTATTCATCTTTATATTCTTTAAATACTCGTTCTAGTTTTTTATGTATGTTATTAATGAAGCAAGGCGTACAGCCTGTGGTCTTTGCAGTATCATTAAAAACTCTATTATATATTCTAACTAACCTTCTCTGCATATTAGAATCTATCTTAGTTAACTTAACATTGAAATATTCGTTTAGGTAGGAATACTCCTCTTCCGTTAAGCAGTTAGGCTTCTGGTAAGGGAATATAGAATTTAAAACCTCCCTGCGATCACTACAGCCGCAATCCTCACCTAACAACCACTTGGCAGCCTTATCTATACCTGTAGCCTTAAATACTTTTTCTACGGTATCACCAAGACCCGTCTGTTTCGTCTTTTGACTCTTTGTACCTTTTGTACTCTTCTTTAGAGTTTTCTCTAATTTTCTTTTTGCCATTTGAAAGCGTATTAAATATTGAACTTAAACTTATTCTAGTTTCTCTTGAGATACGTCTCATACTCATTTTATTTTTAAAGTGTATGTTCCATAGCTTCTTGTCATACCAATACCAAGAGTCAACCATATCTTCAATCTTATTTATTAGTACGTCAAAAGAATTTTCATAATCATCACTAACATCACTAACATCAATCAATTCATCATTAATATCTTCTGTTGAGTAGTGATTCCGTTTCCTGCCTTTATGAAAGTTAGAAAGGAATAAGTTTCTCATTGTTACATATACATAGTAATTGTTGAGTTCCTTTTCGTTGTACATAATTCTTTCTGGATCATCCACATACTTAGTCACTCGTATGTACATCTCCTGAACTATTTCGTTTGCTGATTCTTTAGTTACCCCAAACGACATAGCCATGTGAACCCATTCTTTGTGCTTTTCTGCGAGTTTATCTATCAATTCTACCACCAGTGAAAAGATATTCCGATTATACCAAACATAAATTGGATTAAGTACTCTTTAGGCTCACCTTCTAAATGATCCTCGCTCATATCGGTATCCCAATAATTTATACCGAGATTAAAACCGTAAATTGGAAAAAATTGTATATACATTATATATTTGTTATGGTTACTTCTAGTCTTGGATTTTCCCTATCTATTCCCATAAACTTTGAATTTACTTCTATAACGATACTCACGTCATCTGCCTCTATACAGCCACACTCAACCATAGCATCCTGAAAGAATTTATCTATTACAGATATAACATTCATCAGGTCTCGCTTTCTTTTATCAGGAGCATAGTACTCGTAGTCTATACGAACCTTACCGTTTACTCTAAACGATAGTAAATGGTTTATATCCTGTTTAAACTTCTTCTTACAGTTATTAGACACTTTATAGTGCCAATTCCTATAACTATTCAAAGTTAGCCATTTTTTACGAACCTTCGACACAAACACATAAAGTGGTAGGTCAAGTTTTATTTTGTTTACGGATTTCATCTATTTTTATAAAAGGGTTTACTCCATTGTAATAATACCTTTGTTCCTTCACATTAAAATCAATCCCTATTACTTCTTGTGGTGTACCCACTAACTTCTGCTTCTTCATCTTTTGTGATGCAAA